TAGATACACCCGGTACCTCAGCTTCAGCTTTGTAAAAATCATATTGCTCTTGTGTCATTGTAGGGTTAAACGGAAGTAATAAATTGTCACTTGAAGGCACAGAATCATAATCCTTAGTATAAGATGGACCTTGGATCATTGCTCTGTTTCGTTTCCATTCGTTTATTTGACTCAGGTATTCATCATTTGGATATCCTGGGCCTTTGGCAGTTTCTGTAGATTTAACTATAGAACTGTTTTTATATCTAATTGCCATATTGTGTTTCCTAAACTTTAGAATGAACCAAAACATTTGGCTCGGATTAATTAAAATAATTTTTGATTTGGCCGATCCAAGATCAAAAGAAATTGGTGTTCGTCAAAGTGCGATTGGCCACCCTAGCCCGACGCCAAAGAGGGATCTAGTCCCCCTCACGCCCAGCAGCCCATTAACGCCCCGAGCCTAAATAAGCGGTCAGTCAGTTCTATTTGAATTGAAAGCGCTCTAATCGTACAACCACGCCTGCCTTACTAAATATAGTATTTGCTGGGCTCTAGGCTGTAAAATTGAAAAAGCTCGGACCGAATGATTGGCTTTCGGACCACAAAAATTTAAATAAGCTTTATACACCAATGGTTAAGTGCCATTTGATTATTGACTACCATTGATTAACTTTATTATATTATATTGATTATTTAGTTACAAACTAAAATGACCACGACCTATCACGGATAACTTGTGGTTTGTGTTTACCTATAGGATATAAAAATTCACATATATATCTTACACCATCAGAAAAGTGTTCAACACCTTTTGATTTGTCGATAATAGCATTATCCATACCTGTAGTAAAACCTTCTTTCCAAGTGGTTGTCTCAACTGAGGCAATTGTCCTTGGTGTCTTATCTTTATTAAAATATAATCTTGTATTACCTTTAGCATCTTTTAACAATGCATTAACAGCATTAACACTATCAACCAAAGGTGGTTGTTTAGATCTTGCTAATACTTTAAAACCTGCATTCCTTAATATACTAAAATCTGTTGTACCTGTAGCAGCACTGGTTTTCATTGCTCTACCGGAAGCATCAGGATAACAAATTATATCTCTATTTTTATATCGACCTTTTATAGATCTAATTAATTGATGAGTATCAGCATTACCATAAAACTCATCCATTGCATGTAATTGGTTACCTCGATGGCACCAAACTGTTGAAGCCATTATTTTGACGTTAAAGTCAATGCTAATATGTATTGGCTCACCTTCTTCAATTGGAAGTAGGTTATTTGTTACATGTATATTTCGATTAAAATTATAAAATACAGCATCACCAGTGTTATTAAAGGTGGCGCAATATTCTTGGTTAAAACTTTTTTCATCCATTGTAACCCGAGCAAGTTCAATTTCTTCTTTCATATCTGGTCTAACTTGTTCAGCAGTAAACTGCCAAGACTTCCATAAACCTGTTTTATCTTCTTGACCTTTAACCCATAACTTATAAAAGTCATTGGTTATTCCTTTTGGTGTACTTATTACAAATACACTTGCTCTTCGTTGTGGATCTGAAGTCATAGGTAATATAACCTCAGTAAATGCATCTTGTTTAATATAGGCAAACTCATCAAGCACAATAAATGTAGGTGATGGTGATATACCTCTTAAACTATCTGGTCTATCAAACCCTTTTAAGGTAATCTTGGATCCATTAATAAATCTTATTTCCAAATCTATTTCTCTGGCAAAACCATTTATATGATCTGTATGAACAAGACTTTTTAATGTTGTCCAAATAGATTCTCTTATCATTGAAACAGTAGGTCCAATAATTAAAGCTCTTCTACCTGGTTGTTCTAAACAATGTTGATATGCAGCAACACATGCTAAATATGATTTACCAACTCTTCTTCCGCTAGCCATTACTTTAAACCTAGCAGGATTTGTCAAAACTTCCTGTTGAAAGTCGAAAAGTTCTATTTTATGATTCATATTTATTATTTACTATATTTAGAATATATATCCAAAGATTTGTTATTATGCTCTCAGCTAGCTTGATCAATAACTATTTGTTTTAATCTCATAGCTCTTGGACCAACTTGATGTGCCCATCGGCTATCCATCATTTCAACGGCAGCTTCAATCCATTCTTCATTATTAATGGCAGCAATAAACTTTTTAAATTTACTTAATCTTGGAGCGCCTAAATTAAAACACATATTAACAAGAACTAATTGTATTGATTCAGGTTTATTATCTAAATCTGGAAATATCTTTTTAGCTTCATTAATAAATTTTTCAACATCAGAATTAAATACTTCATTTACCCTATCTTCAGAAATTTTAGTTCCAACAGGCCAACCATATTCTGGATCTTTGTCAGTTATTAAATGACCTATACCAAAAGTAGCATACCCTAAATGATCTTCATAAATTTCGTATTTAACACCTTCGTCAATTTTTAATTGCTCTCTTAATTTATCTATATTCATTGTTTATCTTTATTGTTGTATTTATCGTCTTCAAAAGTTAATTTGAACTTAGGTAAGTCCTTCATGTGCTCTTTTCTAACTCTTACATTTAACATGCTATTCACACACCAAGAGGAATCCAATCGGGATAATTGTAAAAGAAGCTCAAAAAGTTTAGCCGTTGCTTTAGACCGTGAGGTAAAAACAATGTCTTTATGACTTACCAGCTTATCTTTGATCGTATTTGATCCAAAATAAGTAGCTAATGCCGTTCCGTATTTACCGGTAAAACCAATATAATAAGATCCGTCAGTATAGTATGTGATGTATACCTTATAAACTTTCTCAGTTAGTTTCGTCATCTGTATTTGCGCCTTGATCTATAACAGCTTCGCTATTCTTTAATTCTATTTCTTGAACGGGTTTAACCGTTGGTTCAGTTTTTTGCACTATCGTTAAAATTGGCACGTTTGCCTGTTGCAATGAAGCCTGACCAACCGGTTGTTTTTGATACCCATATTCTAATAACTTTTCAGCTATTCGAACTCGTAAATTTTGTGATCTAAAATCATCCTTGCCTTTAAGCTTAGATAATTCTTTAACTAATATATTAATAGGATCTATACCTAATTTCTTTAATTTTTCTATACTTGATTTATCTATGGTACTTTTTTCAACTGTGCTTTTTGGTGGTCTACCAGCCCCAGGCCTAGCACCTCCTTTTCCAGCCATAATTATACCGCCTATCAAGTTAAAGTTATTTTCTATTGTTAAATATATAAGTTAACACAAAATACCACAAATAATGTGGCTCTGTTGTCTGTAAGGTATAGATTTTGAAACTTTTAAGGGAGATTGTTGCCTTTGGCATAAATTGGGTCTTATAGCTTATTAGGCTTTATAGGCTTATATACTTATTTATATATTTATTTATGGCTTATAAGGCTTATATAGGCCTTAGGCTTATATAAGCTTATATAAGCCTTAAGCTTTAGCGTTTTTCTGTAAGACATAGAATTAGGAATAGCCTTATAAATTATAAGTTTCTTTCCCTTTTTATTTTAGCTTTATAAAGGTTTATTTTACCTTCTTTTGATTTTCTTACTTTTATTTCAGATGGTTTTTCATATCTTTGCCTTTCTCGGTATGTTTTCATTATACCTAATTTGTTAGATTTGTTTTTCATCTTACGAAGTGCTTTTTCAAGGTTACCGTCTTTAACAATAACTAAAAAATTACCTCGTTTTTGTGGTTTATTTATTATAACAATTACCCCCTCTCTAAAATATTAAATTAATTAATACACAAGATATAAAGCCTAGACTAAACCAGGTTACCTCCTGTTTATTATTGGAACAAAACCAGTATATTTTTTCAATACCTTCTCCAATTTTTTCTAATGCTTGGTATATATATTTATCCATTTTTTCTCCTTTTATGCAAAAGCAAACTCAGATTGCAATATTTCACTGCTATCTAAATTTCCTCGTTTAATCATAGGTACCAAGTTTCCAGTTTCATTTAATATATGTTGAAGTGGATCTTGGTCTATAATATATTTAAATTGTTCTCTGATACATTTTTGCATATCAACCACATTACAAGCATGTGAGCCATAACTGTCATGTGCAGAAACTATATCAAAGTTACATTTATCAATTACAAGCATTAAATGTAATGAGTCCAAATTATGAATTGTATTAGGACTTATTCCAGCCTTAGCCTTACTAATATTTTGTACTGCTAATTCTGTTTTAATAATTAACTCTAATTGATAATCCCATTTATACGATTTATCTGCATTTTGTACATATAAACCATCATGAACAAATACAATACCTCTTTTATATTTGACATATTTTTGTGTAAACGGAAAATTGCTAATTAATGTTTTATGAGAATATTGTTTACCAGTACCCTTCATATATTTTTCGCAATTATCCTTAAACAACTGCATAGTTGCTGAAACCATAGGAAATTCTTGTTCAATTGTTAAATAAACAAGAGCACCTAAAGCCCTAGCCGCTGAATGTTGTTTGTTACTCAAATATACATTATCTATATCTCTAGTATCCTGTATTATTTGTTCACCCATACCTTGCTTGGTTGCACTGTATCCATAAGTCATAACATTCCGTTTAACAATTTTACGCCATTCTTTAACGGTAAATTTAGACTTATCCCAATAAATGATGTCAGTTAATTTAAGTTCCTTTTTATATCTTCTCTGATACCATTTAATTAGCTTTTTATATAACTCAGATTTTTTATCATTATTTAATTCAGCAATTCTAAACCTATTTCTAAGTTTTTCTATGCCTTTAAAATATAAATTATAATAATCTAAAGCTACATCATCTGCTTTTTCTGCTTCTTTGTGCATTTTATCCACAACAGAAACTGCTACATGTGAATACATATCACCTGGTTTATTATCTGTTGTAGGTTTTACATTAACTAAATGTGCATGATTATCGTCTTTAGCTAAACTAAATAACCATTGCAAACCATTATTAGATCCATCTCTGTAACAAATGGTATGTGATACAAAATCCTCAACATTACCCATTGCTACAAAATGCTCATCCAATTTAGCTAATTCCATAACCGCTGATAAAAATTGAAATGGCTCTTCTGCTTCCATCCAACCTTTTGCATTATAAGGATCCTTACCCATTTTAACAAAGTTATAATATTCTTTTTCTACAAATTTAACTTTGTCATTATGTGGTAATTTATCTTCACCAAACATATTAGCTATATGATGATATAATTGGTTTAATCCAGTAGAGCCAAGTGGTTTACCTTCAGCAAATGAAAGCATACCTTTAGCATTATCTGAATTAAGTTCATTTAAATAAGCTGATAATGGATACAATCTACCACGGTTATCTGCTTGATATTGTTGGTAAAATACCTTTCCAACAAATGGTTTAGCTGCATTTAAAACTTGCTCAGCTTCTCTTTTCTTAGCCAATGCTCTTTCTCTTGATATTGTTTTAACCGAATTATGCTCAAAACAATCCTGATTAGTTTTTAATGCCCATTGGTAAACATTAAACAGTTCAGGTTTTACATAATAAGCTATTGATTGCTTTTTATTTACTGCATTTAATACAATAGGTGTATTATATTCATTAATTTGTGCTAATGTATCTTGATTAACATTTTTAATTAATCTAATTTCTTCACCATTGTCTATTTTTACTGTACCAAACTTCCAATCTGGAGCCCGGGATAATAAAGGTTTATAAGGATCTGAAACTTCAGAAAATTCTTTTACTAATTTTCTAAGATCATTTCTATTTTTACCTGCATAAACTTTATAAACAGTTTTAACTTTATTATGTTGATAATATTCTCTAATTAATTTTACAACCACCATAAATAAAGTGCTATATGAATTAATTATAAATATACCTAGCTTTAATGATATTGATGATTTTTTATTAACATTATAATAAGCCAATATTCTATCACCAATAGCAATAGCTAATTGTGTTAGGTTTTGTCCTTCAGATACACCAGTTGCTATCATTGAATGTGATAATTGTATTGCAATATTAAAATCTATTTTATAATTATTAATTGCTGTTACAACATCTGGTTTTCTATTACTTGTAGTTTTATTTGACAATTTATCAAATAACATTTCCATTTGTGTTCTTATTTTTATCCCCACTGGACCTAGCGTTTCTAAACTGTGCAATTGCTCGTTTAACATTTTGTTTCCTCCTGCTTATTCTTAATAATTCATTTTCTATTTTAATAATTTCTTGTCCATAAATTTCGGTCAATGCTTTCATAGCCTTTATTTGATCTTGAGCTTTAATTTTATCTTTAATTAAACGCTTTTGCCTTGTCAGCAAAGACCTCAATTTACTTTCCCCTGTATTATCAACTATTAATTTTAGATGCGATTTTGTCATATTTTAAATCAATCTGATCAATTCCTTTATTTAAATGATCTATATCCTCCGTTATATCTTGGAAGCTTTTGTTGATAATAATTCCTATTTGTATTTGATCAAAAGCGATTCTATTTATTCTTCTATCTAAATGTCGATTAAAGAATAATAGAACCACAATTGAAAAAACTAATACAAATAACAACCAAGTTGGTATTGCTATCATTAGTTCCTTTCCATAATAAATTGATAATCAGTTTCACCAGCTATTGGTGGTCTAAAATCTTTTATTATGTTTCCAGTTAGTTTATTTTGTGCTCTGTTTTTATTATCAATCCAACTTTTAGTTTCCAATATATTATCGATAACTAAATTAGGATCTTCTAAATCAAAGCCTTTAACTCCAACATAATGAAATGCTTTGGTAATACGATGTTCATGTTTTTTAAAATAATTTTCATCATATCCACCAAATTTTCTAGGATTGTCATTAGGTTTCTGAGCTTTTCTTACATCAGATCCTTTTATAAATTGCCAATCTCTATCATTATTCATTTTGTTTTGTAATGCTGGAATAGCCGTTACAACTTTACATCTTCCATAATGACCTGTTGTATGATTGAAATTATGTGTTGCAATCTGAGCCAAGTTTTTAAATATAGGATAACCTATACCTAATCCTTGAAAGTCAGGAAGCACAACCACTCTTCCAATATTATAACAAGCTTTTAACTTTGGATGAGGAAAAGCATTTAAAGAGCCATAACCTACCAATGCATTATTCCAATAATACAAATAACAATGTGGTGTATTACTTGGAAGATCTGCAGTTAAATAGTGATGCTTTTTAAATACGCTCCAAGCACTTTTGTCGGCTTTTCTAATTTCCAAAGTGATGTTTGGTCGCCTGGCACTCCTTTCCGTGCTTAAGACTCCAGTTTTGGTATCGAATATCCAATCCGGTCTTAACCACTCAATAACATCATAATGACAACCTACCAATACGATATTTTTTAAGCCTTTTCTATCAACATATTTTCTAATGCTGTTAGATAATGCTTTGGCTACATTTCTATCAATTACAGAAGTATATTCATCTACCACTGCTCCGGATTGTAATGCTCTGGACATGTGTGCTCTAAATTTTTGTCCAGTTGATAATGTTTGATAAGGTTTAAGTTGATCAGGTATGCTATTTAAAGCAACTGCTGATAGTTTTTCTGAAGCCTCATCATATGAATTAAAATGTGAAGCAATAGCTTTGTTGGGATCCCAATCAAATTCCGCTTCTTTTAATCCTAATGATCTTAATATAGATGATTTACCACTACCACTAGGACCTACAATTAAACCAATACCGAAATCTTTTGGCATATTAAATTGTGGTACCTCAAATTCATTTTCACCTGTCCAAGCAAAGTCAGATGCTAATGATATTCTTTTTGTTATATCATCTTGTTCAACTTTAGATTTTAATATTACTTTATCCATTATTTTCCTCCTCTATATATTTGAGATTGACGTTCTAATATATTTGTTAATGCAAATATATTTTTTTGATCTGATGAAACAATTTCATTGATCAATTCAGCGGCCTTATAAGCTACCTGAGCCGCTGTTGGTTCTTGCCCCATTTGATCAGATACTAAATGATTAGCTATTCTATTTCTAAATTTAGCATCTAATTTTGGAGCCTTAGGTTTACGAATCTTTTTCATTTCCTCTTTGAATAAAGACCGTTGTTCCATTATTGCCTCTATACCATCATGCATATTATTTCCTATTTAAATATTTAATCCAATAATATCCAATACTTTTAGGATTATTAGATCCAAATGATTCAATTTGACCTTTTGCAGTTGTAATATTACCTCTTGGTGTTTTATGAGGTGATATATAACTGTTAGCTTTTAATATATTACCATTTGTATTATCAATAAATGAATGTATACCTTTATCAACAATAATTTTAGTATATTTTCTACCCTTAACCATTTCAACATTACCAATATTTAAATTTGGAAATGCAGTTTTCATATAGGTTTCATATCTTAATTTTACTAAATGAAAATATTCTTCCGTATATTCTTTTATATAATTAATCATTATTTTCCTCCTATATAATTAATAATTTACCCCATCCACTTATATCACATTGTTTAGTTGCAATAATATAAATTAAACCTACTATTGCAATTAATAATATATTTTTACCAATAGACATAATTAGCCAATCCATTTCCTAATATTATTACAATAAAAGCAAATAATGTTAATTTCATATTTTCACTCATATTTATCCTCCATTATTAAGTGATTGTTGTACCTTTGCCAACCTATTATATAACTGATCAAAAAATGATACCTCATAATGAGTAACATCATAAAAGTTATTTGGTAACAAAGTTAATTGTTTTGGATCATTACCTATTGTGTAAATAATATCCAAATGATATTCATAAGTGATCCAAGTCCGTCTAGGATTTTTTAAATCCACTAATTTAACAGATATTGGACCACTTAATTCCTCCGCCAGTTTATTATTAACATCAAGGAGTAATTTATCTTTATTAAAGATAGGTGGCGGTGGTGGTAACTCTTTTTGTTTGTTTTTCATTTTAATTATATCCGGTTTAAGCATAATTGTTCTTGTTTAATTGTATAAGTATTATCATCATCAAATTGTTCTGCAATAAGATTTACTAATTCTGCAAATTCTTTAAGAGGCCTTTTTTCTCTTAAAGGATCTGCTTTTAAACCTTTTTGAACATGTTCAATTCTTCTGTTATTTTTTTTAGTTATTTTCATTATTTATTTTCCTCCATTTTAAGTTTAATTAAATTATACCAAACATCAGCTTTAGCTATATCTTTTTTATAACCTTTAATATCTGATTCAATTTTTTCTTTAGCAACTAAATAAGCACCTGGTGATAATTTTTTATAATTATATTCAGGTTCCTCATAAAGTTTAATCATTGTATCAATATAAGATAATGCTTTTGTAGCCTGCCAATGATACCATAAAGCAGTTTTTCTCTCTTCCATTTCATCTTTCATATTTTCCTTATATTTAGATGACATAGTAATATTACCAACTTGTATAGATTCAAATGTTGGATATTTTTTAAGCATTTCTTTATATTCCTGATCAACATTAACATCATATCCTGATGGTAATTTATAATCCTTAGGTTGCATTTTATATGTAATTGTCATTTTTATCCTCCTATTTATATTTATTTAACTTTTTTAACGTACCATCTTTTACTTGCTTCAAATAATACTGGAAAAACTTTAGCAATTTCTAAAGCCGTGTTTGTTACCAAGACTTTATAATGACGTGTTCTTTCCATTCTATTATTTTTAAAATCAACTTCTAATTTAGAAGCTAATTGATCATAATTAGTAAATTTGTGTCTAATTATATCAAATTTCTCATCCATTGGGTAAAATGAACTGCTTAAAACAGTATCTTTTGCCTTTTGAATATTTTGTATTTGTATTTGCATAAAATTCTCCGTTGTTTCACATCTTAACCCTCATGGTTTTTTAGGCCATAAGGGTTAAAAATTTACTTTTTAGTTCC